GCTGCAATATTAGATATGAGCTTGAGCAACCTATAACCTCAAACGCTGCGCCTATGTGTTGCGGTACGCATATGAGGCAGGTATATCACGCGCCGGGCATAAGCTTTAAGGGTAAAGGCTGGGGTAAAGATGCGTAATAGTTATCCACAGAAGTTATACACAGGGGTTAATAACCTGTGGGACACGCTCAAAGCCACGCTCAAGATTGACAGGTATTTGACTCTATCGCTACGCTCCATACTCGCAGGCGAGCCGCTGAGGCGGATAGCTCGCAGGCGTAGTTTGGTGCTTTTGGCCGGGCTATTGCTATTTACCAATATGCCTACAGCTCAGGCGGTAAGTACGCAAAGAGATAAAGAAAACTATAAGTTATATGCTCATATGAAGCTACTTAATGCAAAGCAATATAGATGCCTAGAGCTACTCTGGAATAAAGAAAGTAGATGGGATCCTAGAGCAGATAACCCTAAGTCCTCAGCATATGGGATACCTCAACTACTTAAGCTAAAAGAGTTAGATCCATATAAGCAGATAGATCGAGGACTCAAGTACATATCCCATAAGCACCGTACACCGTGTAGAGCTTGGGCTTTCCATCAAGCTAAAGGATGGTACTGAGATGGTGCAGGGTAGACAGGATCCAAGGGTAAGCAGGGACTATAAGAAGCAAAGGTTAGTAGTACTAGCTAGGGATGGGTACGTTTGTGCTTACTGTGGGCAGGATGCCAATACGGTCGATCACATACAAAGCATTAAACACGGAGGCGATCCTATGAGCCTTGAGAATATGGTGGCTTGTTGTAAGCGCTGCAATAGCGCAAAGGGTTCACGCTCACAGGCTGTTTTTTTAGCACGGACGGCTACCCCCCCTGCCTTTCAATCCAATACCTCCCCGAAAACGACCAGTACAGTCCTTGCCGGGCCCTGTGTGGGCCAACCGGATCAGAATTGATAATCATATGACCCAGCCTAAAACGCCCCGTAAGGGGGCTACTGAGCCTCGCCTACATAGTCCTTACCTCAAAGGCAAAAATCGCGGCGATGAGATCTCTCAGCTGGCCGAAAGTATTGGGCTACCGCTTTTACCGTGGCAAGATTTTGTAATTAGAGATATGACCTCGGTAGATGAAAATAATATGTTTATCAGGCGTAGTAATCTCGTCCTCACGTCACGCCAACAGGGCAAAACTCATCTCGCGCGTATGATGATGCTGGGGCATATGTTTTTATTCGATAGCCCTAACGTGCTTATTATGTCCTCTAATAGATCGATGGCTTTAGACACCTTTAGGCAAGTGGCCTACGCCATCGAGGGCTCGGCAGAGCTGAGCAGGCAGGTTAAACAGATCCGCTACGCCAATGGCACGGAGTCTATAGAGTTAAAAAACGGACATAGGCTTGACGTAGTTGCAGCTACTCGCGACGGTAGCCGCGGCCGTACAGCCTCATTTTTATACATCGATGAGTTACGCGAAATCTCAGAGGAAGGCTATCGCGCAGCTACGCCTACGACTCGTGCAAAGGTCAATAGTCAAGCCCTGTACACGTCAAACGCGGGAGATGCTTTTAGCACCGTACTTAATGACCTGCGCGAGCGAGCTTTATCTAACCCGCCTAAGACGTTTGGCTTTTACGAGTACAGCGCTCCGGCCTTTTGTAAGATCGATGATAGAGACGGCTGGGCTTACTCAAACCCGGCCCTTGGCTACCTATTCGACGAGGATGTATTAGCCGAAGCGGTCAGTACTCAGCCTATCGAAACCACAAAGACCGAAATGCTTTGTCAATGGATCAGCTCAACCCAATCACCGTGGCCTCATATGTCTGTTGAGGATGCAGGCGATAAGGATCTCAAGCTAGTACCCGGGCCTCTTACTATCTTTGCTTTTGATGTTAGCCCGAGTCGTAGAGACGGCTCGCTCGTAATGGGCCAAGTCCTTGCCGATGGTCGTATAGGCGTTGCAGTACTTGAGACTTTCCACTCGGACGTATCTATCGATGAGTTATTCGTAGCTAACGCTATTGCTAAGTGGGCCAAGATTTACTACCCGCGTATGGTCTGTTACGACAAGTACACGACCGCCTCAATAGCCAAACGCCTCGAGGTAAACGGCATACAGATCGTAGACATCTCCGGCCAAAAGGGTTATCAGGCCTCCGGCGATCTATACGAAGCTCTAGCTAATAAAAGACTCGTACACTCGGGCCAAGATGCACTCGTTACTCATATGGCGAATTGTGCAGCTAAAGAGTCTCCGGATAGCTGGCGTATCGTCCGGCGTAAATCGGCCGGGCCTGTAGATATAGCGATCGGTTTATCAATGGTCGTACATATCCTTAATCAGCCAATGGGCGAGGCTAAAGTTTACGTTTAGACACGCGGCAGATAGCCGTACTTATGCTTGACATTATGGGAAAATGGAGACTATGGGACTATTACAAACGCTTGGTTTTAAGTCAGCTGAAAAGCAGACAGTAGAGGCGCAGTACGCACCCGCCGTAATGGATACTACTTACGGCTACGGATCATTTAACACTAATAGCGCTTTTGGTTATAACGGTATTGGTATCGATCGTAATTTTGCTTTACAGGTCGCGAGCGTTAGCCGCTGTAGAAACCTAGTAGCCGGAGTAATCTCATCGATCGATTTAGCATTATATAAAAAATCTACAGGCGAAAAATTAGGATCTCCAGTTTGGTTAGAGCAACCCGATCAGCGCCAACCTCGAAGCGTAACTATTGCTGCAACTGTAGATAGTTTAATTTTTTACTCGGTTGCATATTGGCGCGTTACATCTTTGTACGCCGATGATGGCAGACCGTCCGGCTTTGAGTGGGTCGCTAATAATCGCGTTACTTTTACGACTAACCAATACGGTACAGAAGTTAAAGATTATTTCGTAGATGGTCAGCTCGTACCTATGGGCGGTATTGGTTCGCTTGTTACTTTCCAATCGTTAATTCCTGGAGTATTACAAACCGCAGGCACGACTATTAAAGCAGCTTGGGATATACAAAGAGCTGCATCTGTTAGTGCTGCTACGCCAATGGCTACTACTATCCTAAAAAATAACGGAGCTGATTTACCTGAAACACAGATCCAAGGTTTGTTAGCTGGCTGGAACTCTGCAAGAAAAAATCGTAGTACGGCATATTTAACCTCGACTTTAACTGCAGAAAATATTGGCTTTAGTCCTCGCGATATGATGTACAACGAAGCATCTCAATACTTAGCTACTGAAATCGCTCGCGCTATGAACGTCCCGGCATATTACATTTCTGCCGATATGAATAACTCACTTACGTACCAAAATATATTAGACGGACGTAAAGAGTTTGTCGCTTATTCTTTGCAGCCTTACATCTCTGCAATTGAGGATCGTCTATCAATGAACGACATAACTAATAGCCAAAATCAAGTGCGCTTCGCGGTAGACGATACCTTTTTACGCGTTGATGCTAAAGATCGTTTAGATATTATCGAGAAAATGTTAAACCTAGATTTAATTTCAGTAGAGCAAGCTCGCTCTATGGAGCAACTAACACCGCTGGGAGATGCAAGTGCTACTAACGTTTAGTCAAGAGATCCAAGCCGCAGATACAGAGCGCCGCATCGTATCGGGACTTGTTGCACCATATGGCGAGATCGGTCACACAAGCGCAGGCCGTGTAATGTTCGAGCGCGGCAGTATTGCTATTCCAGATGCAGGAAAAATTAAATTACTATCGCAGCATCAACAGGACAAGCCAGTCGGTCGCGCTATTTCCTTTAGTGACTCTACCGAAGGCGTATACGGATCGTTTAAGCTTTCGAGTAGCACTCGAGGACAAGATGCACTCGTATTAGCGCAAGAAAATCTCGTATCCGGCCTATCCGTTGGGGTGGATGTAACCGCCTCGAAGCCGATGGGTGATTACTTGCTTGTCACGGCTGCCGTCCTCAAGGAAGTGTCGCTCGTCGAGAGCGCCGCATTTTCTAGCGCATCCGTCGATGAAATTATGGCGGCGAGAGCTGCTATCGAAGCTGCAACAAGTACAAAAGAAAAAACAACTACTATTTCTACGACTATCGTAGAGATCGAAACCGAAACAGAAACCGAAAGCGAGGAAGCTGTG